CCCTGTGACCCTGTAGTTCCCTGACTACCTGTGGTTCCTTGTGTACCAGTACTACTATATGTTACACCATTAGACCAAAATATACCATTAGTAGTTGACACATTGTTAAAAAAAGCAGGGCCTGTTACAGTCAGTAGATTAATATTGGCTTTACCTGTGACTTTAATATTGCCAGCATTCACATTGGCTGTGGTAGTAATATTACTAGATATACCATTGGATAACAATGCTGTAACATTGGCATTACTGTATATAGAACCAAAACCCACAGTGCTGATACTGGTAATACGACCATCTGCACCAACTGTGATAACAGGAACATCTAAACTGTCACCATAGGTACCAGCAGAAACTCCAGATGGTAATACTATGCTGGTAACCTGTTGATTACTGTTGGTTAAATAGTATCCAATACTGCTACTGTTGGCCAATAAGGCATCTAAATTCTGTGCTGAATTTAATATAGAAATATTACTACTGATCTGATATAAACCAATGGTATTACTTACTGAAACATTGGCATTTCCTGTAACGCCATATAAACCTGTAGTGGTCATTTGTTATTCCTTATCGTGTACCATAGCGTTGATCTTTGCGCGGTTGGAATACACTCCATAATTTATTATGTCCGCCTGACCATTTGCCTTTGTTGTTCTGATCTTCAACTGTGTCCCAGGCAAGATTAAATTTAGCCAACCACTTGTCAGCATCTTCGGCCATTTTGCGTTTGTAATAATAATTGTGTAGTGTGCCATATACATAACCTTCGGGCCATGATTGCAAGACCACATTGTTTAATACCTGAGTTATACCATCAGACTCTAAACTGAATAGCAATGGCCATGTGGTAAAATAATACAAATTGATCACAGCACCTTGACCCAGCTTTGGCAAGAACTCATATTTTTGTCCTACTTCACTGAATTTGCCGCGGAACACCTGTGGAATATTATTAGGTGTTAGATATAACATCTGATTTAATTGTTCTGTGATCATGTCACGATCACCAATGCGATCATAAACAATCCAAGGGCCAGCGCCACTGCCATAATCGGTTTGTGTATTGCCATTACTGTTGTTAAAAAACAGAATAGGTCTATTCATGTCAGTTGGAATAGGCACAGCACCCCATTGATCAGCTACACCTTGAGTAATCCAAGGATTGGTTCTGAGTGCTGGTAATTCAATATTACGCATCATCATTTCGGCAAGGAAGATACATTCCTTGATTTCTTGATTATCACTACTGCCTGTAAAACTTTCTATATAGGCTACCAACGAATTGGCGTCTGGTATCATGGTACTCATTATTTTTTTCCTGCAAAATTGGCACCGGCGAAGAATTTTGTCTGATCAACCCGGGCTGGATATGGAACATCAATTGGAATTGGTAACTTACCACCAGGATAACAAATAAAATCATTGTATTCCCGTTCTACTACTCTATAAAATTGCGCTTTTAGCGTACGATCTAATTTGATTGTGTGCCAACTCATACCACCAAAATAATCATTACTGATATCTATGGCTACCACATCTGGAATTTCCATCCATTTGTAGCCTAATCGACCATCGGGCATGATAGGTGCCAATGGATCCATGTAGCCAGCTTCGGCACGACGACGATATTCTTGACATTGATCGCGAATATAATCCACATTCATCTGTTCTCGTTTGATATAAAACTTATCACCAGATCGTCCGGTGGTTATTCGAATATTTCGACTTTTGTTCCAGTCTTCGCGACTCCAATCACCTTTTAATTTATTGTATAACTGATCATTTTGTAATAGTCTATCAGCAATACCATTGTCTTTAGTGGCCAAGCCACCTGAGTCTTGTCGAAAGGCCCCGGGATCATGCTGGGGATCTTGATCGGTTAAATAGGATTTGTCGGTGTAGTTGTTGAATTCGGTCATATAACTATTTATGTCAAAGAACAAGGGCCCTAAAGCCCTTGTTTCTATTTCTAAAATTATACTAAAGTATCAGATTAGAAGCTTGTTGCATCCCATGCATTTAAGCGTACTACATTGGCTGCAGCACGAGTTCCACCGATTAGTGCGCTTGCACCACCGTTGCCACTACCAAATGCCACAGATGATCCACCAACTGCGATGTCGTGTAAAACACCAACACCTGCTGGGTTACGAACAATCAATGTACCTTCTAAAATAAACTGATCTAAACTAGCATCTGCATTTGAGAATACTTCATTGTTAGGTCCTAGATCACGCAATGAACCCCACTGTAGAACTTCTTCGTTTAAGAAGTAGATCTGATTACCAGCACCAACTTGATCCATGATCCAACTGTCAAATATTTCATATGTATAGTTGAAATCACCTTCGTATGTAGCAATAGTGTCACCACGCTCGCTGTTTACACGGTTGATACTTCTTGATGTTGGCATTGTATCACTTAGGTGTGTTCTTAGTGATGTTGGGCAAACAATAGTACGGATCTTAGCATTGAAACGCTGTTCAGCTGTGGTAACTAATTGCTTATACAAACTTGGAGCAAACTGCTGTAGGTTAGAAGTATAAGAATAGAAGTTGCTGCCTAGACCTTCACCGTTGTTAGTGATGCTACCAGAACTTGCTGTACCACCAACGATAAAGCTGGTTGCACTACCTGTGATCACATCGCTTGTTTCATTGTTAAACAATGTATAAGCTGTACCAACTGGGTTAAAGCTGTGTGTACCTGCGAATGAGTTTAATGAACCCATACGACGGCCTAGTGCTGAAGTTGTTGTTTGAACACCACCACCAGCAGCTACCACATTGGCAACTCCAGAAGCATTAGCATAACCACCATTGGCAACTGTAACATTACCTGGAGTAGCAGCCATACCTGCTGGAACCACATTACCTGAAGTTAATAGACCACTATAGTTTAGCGTTGGAATTGCAGTACCAGTTGCTAGACCACTTTGTCCACTATATTTTGTACCAATCTGGTCATTACGCACGATCTGTGCTTCCACATCGAACATTAATTCGATTAACTGTTTTACTTCTTGATATTCCTGTGGATCTCCACCAGACTGTTCAACTGCACGAGCTGTACCTGTAGCACCAACTACTGTACTAAAAATCTGTGTGTAGTTGCCTAAGTTAGCACGGCTTTGTGCTTCTACTTGATTTGAATTAACAGCAGCACCTTCTTGTTGTGCCTGGATTTGTGGTAAACGGTACACATCGTTTGTCCATAAAGGTAATGTACTAACTACTTTACGCTTTTTAGCCATACACATGTTTAACACTGGTGTGTCATCTTTAACACGGTTTGATACATCTAAATCTAAATCTTTAACAACGATATCGGTTTGGTATAGTCCTGTTCCATTGCCGATCGTTGTGGTTGAATTATATGCCATTTAATTTCTCCTTATATTTGGCTTTTGTTTTATCTTCCACCTCTTTGTGACCTTAATGCTGCCATCTTGGCTACTAAGAGATTGTCTTGGGCTGTTCTATCGCCCGCTCTGGCTTTTGTTTGAAGATCGGTAAGATCATTACCGGCACGACCCTGTATGGAAGATGAACCTTTACGAGTAGTTAGAGCAGCAATACTACTGCCTGCTGATTTGGCTTTGGGCCTATCACGATATTTTAATCCATCTCTTACCAGTGACAATATGTGTTCGTCGCTGGCAATTAGATCGATATTGTCAATACCGGGTACTAACTGTCCTCTAGCTCCGGCCCAGTTCTTGGCTACTTTTTCCCTGACTTCATCATAAATGGCACTGTTACGCAATTCTTTATCTTGAAAGTTCTTTCGATTATTTTCAAGTACTTCTTTCACTTGCTGTTGGCGTAGATTATAGAATTGATCTACATTTGGCTTTATCTGATTAATCAATTGCCCTTGTTGAGCAATGTATCTTTCATTCTGTGCCATATTAGCCTCAATACGAGCCCGTTGTGCAGGATCGCTGATGCTGGCCAACTGTTGTTGAAAGGTAGTTTGGTAACCTTGTGTTTTTATGATCTCATCATAGGCTCGTTGTAGCTGTGGACGGACCGTAAATTCCATTGCTAACAATAGACCATCTGTTTCGGCTCGCTTACTGGATAAGTATTCGTCGAATTCAGCTTTCTCTATTTTTAGCTGTCTTGCATCTTCACTAATTGCGGCGCCTTGGCCTAATATGGCTGCTGCTTTCTTGGCATCTATTTCGATTTCTTTACCATTACGCATAAACTTAAATTTAGCGTTTGGATGCTCTTCAGCGAATTCTAAAAAATCTATAATATCAGCGTCGGACGATTCTGCTTGGCTTACCTCCAATTGGGGGGCGTCGGCTTCTTCGTTGCTATCACTATATTCTGCTTCTGGTTCTGCAACTTCTGGCTCTACTAAATCGATATTGTTGTCATCTCTAACTTCAACACCTTCTGGTGCCACAGGAGCTGATCGGCCTGCCGGCTTTTCTGACCCTGCTTCAGCGGATTCGGTATTTCTCAATTGGTTACGCAAGGTCATTTCTTTCATTGCGGCCATTTTTTGAGCAATAGCATCCAAACCACTACTGACATTTTCGACTGGTACCGTGTCCGGCTGGACATTAGGGCGGTCGTTTACTATTGTATCCATTGATACTCCTTATTGTACGGTGTCGGGCTCTTCAGCACCTTGCTGTTGAGTTACCACACGATTTTTCATATACTTGGCTTTTTTGAGCAAGTTTATAAATCCTTCTATACCTGACAGTTGATTACTTAGTGCAACTCTCAGATTGTTATCTTCTAAGGTGTGTCCTTTAATTTCTGCTAGGACATCCATAATTTCCAATTGATGCTGTCTAACAAACAGTACAAACTCTCTATTGACCAATAAATTTTCTGCAGCTGATCCTGTTGCTTTTACACGATCCAATTGTGCTGTAGACATGCGTCGAATATCATTAAGGTTTGCTGCCATTTTGTTACTGTAGGCATCTACTATGTCTTGTTCAATCATTTCAGTTCCAATATTATAAATTATTTATGGCCCATACGCACGAGCCTTGTGGTCTGCCATTAAGGCATAACCTTCTAACTGTTTGCTGGCACTGTTGCCGGACACATCAGCCTGTATCTGCTGTGTTCTTGCTGTGTCAAGATTAGTTTTGGCTTCTTTTTCTGCCATGTTGGCCTGATGCATCTGTTGTGCCAACTGTTGTGTCTGCTGTGCCTGTTGTTGCTGTGCATCTTTGCTCTGTTTAACCATTTCAGTTACTTCTTCTTCTGTAGGCAAATATACATCAGCGTCTTTAACCCCTAACACATACAGCATATCTTCATATGGCTTACGAATTTTCTTAAATCCATCTGGTGTCAGTGCGCTTGATTGACTTAACTGTGCAATTTCTCCGGCTAGACCCTGTTGTGCCTGTTTAATAATCTGTAGGCGTTGTAGACTATTCTCTTCTGACTTCATGCCTAAGGCCAAGTCCACATGTATGGTCTTGCGTTCATTGAAGTTCATGTCATCAAAAGATTGGAAATCAATAAATTCTGGCTTTTTGTCTGGATGATATTCTGCGGCTAATTTACGCACACCATAGTCATCACCATAGGCCACTAAGGTACGCCAGACTAACCATAGGGCATCCTTAAGTCCTTCAGCACAGTTCTTTACTGTGTTGTCCTGTATAATCTGATTTGGACTTAGGGCCAGGTTTAATTTAGCTCCTGAGTTTCCTGGATCCATAATTTCGGGATTGAACACATCCTGTGGGCTGGTCATACCAACCATGGCCATTGAATCCTGTTGCATACGACTCATTGTGTTGTCCAAGAATGTTGGATTGCCATTGGGTATAGGCATCGCGTAGATGTCGGTAGCTGGATTAAATTTACTGTCCAGGATAAAGATTGCGGCTTCACCATCTTGTATTTCTTCAAAGTCCACACGATCTGGTTTAACACCAATGCGCGGAGTACTCTGTAGTAGACCTATTAACAATTCAGCACGATAGCCTGATGTCATATATTCCTGCATGGGCACCACTGATTCAGCAATGCTCATACCATAAAAGTTTTGTGCCAGTGGTTTTGGTACCATATTGGCTACTGGAATAAATTCTACTTCTCTGGCACTGATAACATACTGTCCAGAATAGATTAATTCAATCAGTTCTAATTCACCATCGCCATCGATGTCATAGCGATTCCACACTGTCAACACTGTTACTTGTCGTGCTTCGGGTTCTTGTGCAGAGTATCCCTGGGCGGGTAAACCATTAATAGGAACACTATCCCTAGCGTGTAGAGCAAGATTATTAAGTAAGGAACCAGCTTGGTAACTACCCACATTACTATATTCAGCATAGACTTTGAATTCCTCTAAGTCAATATCGGGATAAAGCTCAGTTGCTTCTTGAATACTCATTGGTTTATAGAAACCACAGAATGGTTGTTCTTGAATTTCGATCACTGTTGGATCACACATCCAATAGTGTTGTGCAATAGGACGAAACTTAATGTTTAGGTTATAGCCGGTCAGTTTGTATTTTGCTTCGTAAATGGTGTTACGACTGATACTGTCACCAATGTGATCTTCACCATCACGAACTTCTATATTGTCTGGTTGTTCATCCAGCATACTGTCAAATTCGCCGGCAGCACCAGCTTTGGCCTGTTCTATACGAGCTCTTAGATTTTCTTCATGCTGTGCGCCCGGCAAATCTTGTACAAATTGGCTGGTTTCTTTTAAGACCTGTGCCATGTCAACATGTTGTTTACGACGACTCTGACGAAAGGCTTTTAGACCAGCTTCTTCAGCTTGTTGTTCGAATGCTTTTAATTGATCAGCAGTGCCTGAAGTTGTTACATAACGAACAAAACTTTCACGCATTGGACTGATTAGCATTTCACCATTTTTGTGTAGACAAGCATCCATTACCCAATGTTGTAAGATTGTGTGTGGATCATTGTTCTGATTAACCAGCTTGTGCACCATATTGGTTGCCTGACGAGCTGCTGTTTCATCTGCTTCATTGTCGGCAATAAACTCAAAGTTTATTTCGCCATTTTGTGCTATACCCTTGGTAATTACACTAGTAGCATAGTCTACCACTGGTTTTACCACTGGATGTATGTAGTCAATACCATTTACTGGATCTGTTGAATTGGTCACTGACAGGTTTAGGTAATGGTAATCACTGATGCGATTAATATTGTTTTTGGTGGCCAATAGGCGTAGGTTTGCTGCACACTTCTGATCCAGTAGGCTTTTCATTTTGACAAAGCGTGCCATCATGCCACTGTGGCCATTTAGGTTACTGATAACTACATTTTTTATATCTAACATTTTAGGTTTCCAGACATTATTGTATTATTTAGCACTACATCAACCCACCCTCAGCTGACCAAGACCGTTTCCAAACTGGTCGATCTTGTGCATCTTTTTGGGCTCGTGCCACACGGGCATTATGTACTGCTGATCTAAATCGTTGTCCAGGACTGCGATTATCATATTCTTCACTCCAGCCATTAAGGCAGGCCAAGAGTGCATATCTAGCTGAATCTATGCAGTCATCGGGATCACTGAAGCGTCCCCGTTCGTCCACATAGTAATTTTGTGCTTCGCGTAGGAAATCTACGCAATTTTCATTGATGTGCAAGGTGCCCAATTCCAGCATCTGACGCATCATGTTGATACCAAAACTTTTATGATTGGTAGTGCGTCCTTCAGCGTCTGCTGGATTGCGTATGGGATCTGGATATACATTTAATTCGTACTGTTCAAACATCTGTCTAAGACTTAGCGCACTCATGGTATAACGACCCACAGTGCCCGCATCTGGTGGTAGCACAATAGGCGAACCAAACACTTCTGGACGCATTAGATGCTGTATCCAA